GCTGCGCGTGCAGGTTGTAAGCTGCACGGACATCAGCCTCTATGTCATTTAGCCCGTTGGCGAATCCGGTCTGTTGCTTTGTCTGGACAACAGTTCCGGGAACCCTAGTGCCGGTGAGTGAGCGCGAGGCTTTCTTGGCTTTGTCGGCCGCCTCTTGCTCTTTCCGCCGTGTTGCTTCCGTCTGCTGGCGAAGTCGCTGTTCGATAAGCGCCTCTCGGACTTCGGGAACCATCTGCGCGGCTGTGTCGTAAGCAGTCCTGAGATCGCTGGCGTGATTGCCCGTCAAAGGCACCATTCCCGTTTCGAAAAGCCTGCTCATGTGCTCTTCGAGGTCTGGGAAATAGGGGTTTGACGGATCAGCCGAGAAAACCTCGATGGCCTTCGCAAGCGACTGCCCCGCGACGTTTCGATCCGCCGCATCTCGCGAAGACAACTTGTCACTTAATTCTTTGACTTGATTATTCAGCGGGTCGATAAACGGCCGCAGAATGTCATAGAGCGGATCGCCCGGCTTAGGCTGCCCGTTCGCACCTTGAGGCGTTGCGCCCCCAGCTCCATAAGCCGGCCCACCTGTTGCGGTGCTATGCCCGTATTGTTTGGCGAGGCCCGCGAAAACTTGCGCCGCCTGCCCCTGATTTAGCCCGTAATTCTGTGCGATGTAAGCAAGGCCCCCAGCGAGGTCTTTGCGAAGCATTTGCTCAATGCCGGTGAAGCGTTGAAGCGCGGCGGCAATCGTCGTATTGCTCTTGCGCGCCATATCGGCATAGGGCTTTAAGTCCTTATAGTCTTTCAGGACCGCGAGCCCTTGCGCGACTTCGGTTTCACGCTTGGCGATTTCAGACTTCACATGATCGGGGAGCTGATCCCAGGACGATTTTGCCTTTACAGACCATGACGGCGGAGGGTTGCCGCTCTTGGCTTCAGGATTCGCGTTCTGAGCCTCTGAGGCGGGTTTATCTTCCTCGTCCTCTTCCTGTACCGTCTCGACGTTTGGCCGTTCCTGAGCCTTCTGTGTGGCTTGTGGACTATCTACCTTCTTACTGGTAAAACGTCCGCGCTCGTCTTTTACAACGCCTCGCGCGTTAGCTGGACGCTCTTCCGATTTCGCCGCCGGTGTTTCCGGCGCTGGCGTCGGTTCCGATCTAACCTCAGTTGGAGCCGGAATATTGGGGGTAGTTTCTGGCTTGCTCGCGACTTCCTTATAGGCTGCCGCAACATCGTCAAAGGCATCATCAAGCTGCATCGGGTATCGCTCCGCCGTGTGTGTTCACTTGCTCGATGGATTTTTTGACGTCGGCCACGATATCGGCTTCATGCACTCGCTCGTCATAGCGAGGCTTGATGTGATCTTGCCAATTCTTGTCGTAGCCAACTATTGCGCACCCGGCGCGCTCGACATGCCTGTAATAGCCCGCCTTGTCGTTGTAATAACGGCCATTGATCGGGCTTCTAACTTCGTCCATGCAGCCTATCACCATCGGGGTAGGCAGATCGGATCGCTTGACAGGCTGAGCCTTGAAACGCTTCGAGATCACTTCATGAGAAGGTCGGAAGGTCTGGGTGTCGGAATCCCAAAGGAAACGGCCGCGCGCCATTACATGCCCCCTTGAGAGGCTTGCATTGCGAATGCGGGTTTCCTGGCTTGATTTGACGCCATCGGAGAAGCAAAGCCCGGCTGTGAGAAGCGTCCGATCATTCTCGAAGCGGCATCTCTCGCCTTGGCAGTGGCGTCGAGGTTCATTTGACGCATTTTTAGGCTGGCGTCAATATTTTGTTTTCTAACTTCCAAAGCTGCGTCCTGTTTTATTTGTTGAGCTTTCAAGATCGCATTTGAGCGATTGTTTTCGATTTGACCCTGGACTTGGACCTTGGCGACTTCGATCATTGGATCTTCTGGCGCGGGCTGTTGCGCCTTCTGTTTCGCTGCCTGCACTAAGGCGGCAAAGTCGCGCTCTATGGTCTCTTCAAGATTGCGCCCAATGCGGAAGCCGCGAGCGGCAAACATGAGCAATTCGCCGGCAGTCGGTGCGAGCTGAGGCGCTTCCTGCACCATGCTAACCGCTTGACTGAGGTAGTTTCCTGCGGCCTGCACAAAGTCTATGCGGCTTTGCCTCTCTACGTTCTCGTCCTGCTGCAATGTCGAGTCGGTCTCGATATCGATGCGGAAGGATCGCATCCTGTCGTCGCGCAAGAGGCTAAGGGTCCGATCATCGAAAGTCAGACCGGGCTCTTCGTCCGTGTTGACGTTCTGAGGCATTTGCATGTTGCCGCCCATCATCGGATTGCCCATCATTGCCGGGTTGACGCCCGGAAACATCGCGACATTCGCCATATTGCCCATGAAAGGCATAGGCGCGGGCATAGGAGGCAGGTATTTGAAGCCAGTTATCTCCGCCAGCGTTTCAGGCGAAAAGTGCTCTGCAATGACTTCAGCGACTAGGCGCGAGATATCTTTGCAGAAGCGGGCAATGTCGTCTTTCGTGTTGCGGAGCCGCCTTGTTCCGGTCTGCGCTCGCATATCGACGGCTGTCGCTGTGTCGTCGGGGTCTGTCTGTCCCCTGAGAACGTCAGCAATGCCCGTGATTTGATAGACGTCTTGAATGAGCTGCGCGCGAGCCTGGATCGCCGCCTGGAGCGTGTTAACCACCATATCCAGCGGAAGCCAGTCGATCAGCCCCTTAACGCCGCCCTTTTCAGTCCACTCGTTATAGCTCTCGACCTGGACAAACAGCTCTTTGTTGCCCTTGTCCCTAAGCACTTCCTCAAGCGGATCAGCGACGGTTGACGGCCCGCCAGGAATGAAGCCTTTCACGATCAGCCAATCGGTGAGCCGTCCGATCTTGTCGGTTAGATCGTTGATTTCCTTTGCTTGGTCGCGATAATAGACATAATCCGGCTTTGGGATCAGCCCCGCCGAGGTCTTAGTCGCATAGGTTGGTTCCGGGCATGGAAAGAAGTTCGTGAAGTGAATGGGAGGCTCGTCGCTTTCAAGGAATTGATCCTGATCTTCCGCGAGCCATGAAACCAGATTGCGCCGCTTGTCCCATAGTTCGTAAATCTTGACATAGCGTTCGCCTTCCTCAGTGCCGGATAAGGCATTCGCGCCAATTACAGGAACGCGAGCGGAATAGCTAAGGCTTGCAGCGACGTTGGACCCGAAACGTTCCGCGACCTCTTCTTCGGACTTGTATACAATCCGCCAAACAAGCCAGACATCTTTCCAGATGCGCGCGACGTTATGGCCGAAGTCCTGCCAATGCACGTAGTCAACACAAGCCTGTTCGGAATTGAGCTTTGATCGCGTGACGGTCGCCGCGACTTCATCCCCGCTTTCCGGGTCTGTGTCTGAAATGTCGTCTTCATATTCATCGACAACCGCCTCATAGCGTACCCAGGCAGAGCCACGGCCGGCGAGAAGTCTGTCATCCCGCACCATGCGGAAAACTTCGTCGACGCCGTAGAGATCGAGCGTCGTATTTGTGGCGCGCTCCATCATCTCAGAAGCCGCGCGTCCAATGCTGTCCCTGTCACGATATCGACGCGAGCAAAGGACGGTCGGGGTCTTGACATAAACGGCAGGCTTCAACGTCTCGACGTTTGACCAGAGAAGCGCAAACCGGCGCGAGTTGCGGCTTGTCGCTGCTTCGTCGCTGTAAATCTTGACGATGTTTTCGCCTTCCTCGTACCAATCCGAGGTAGCGCGATTATATTTCTCAATCTCGCGCAAATAGCGTTTTACCAGCGGGTCGGACTTTGGCTGATCCTTGACCTTCTGACGCTCTGAGCGTGAAGTCCGGCCGGTAGGGTTGGCCGCGTAAGCGTTTGCAGCATAAGCCATTATTGCCATACCCTTTCAGGCTTGGTGTGCCGCAGCAGATCGTTCACCGTGATCTTGCGCGGCTCGATCTTCGTTGGCTGTTTCTGGAGGATTTGCGCAACCTTGGGGTATTCGACGGCAACGGCGAGATGGCCGAATGCGTCAGCTCCATGGCTTGCGAAGTTGTGTTTCGCGGTCTTCCTGAAGACGCGGTTTTTCTGATCCCAGTCCTGTTTATAGGCCCTGAGCATGTTGAGGCCGGTTTCGCATCGATCAGCGTCGAAGTGCGTTCCGGGCAGTAGGAGAATCTTTCGCCCGGCGTTGATACGATCCATGGGCTTGTGATCGGGAACTAGGATGGGATTCCTCTTTAGAGCGAACAGGCTTTGAATTCGGGTCCGCGCACCTGGCGCGCCTGGCTCTCTTTGCTTGGCATCGTGCGGGACATAATCGGCGCCGCCGCGATATCCGCGCTCGTCCAGCCAATTGCAGTAAAAATCGAAGCCTTCGTTTGACCCTTCGATATAATCGAGGATATGCAGCCAGCCCGGCCCGACTTGGAAAACCCAGATCGCCATGGGATCATCGACGCCGATATCCCAGGCTGTGTTGATCGGATATCCCGGAATAATGTCGAGTGAGCAAATGCGCCCTTGCGTCTCTGCCCTTCCCAGCGCCTTGCCGTAGTATGCGCCGAGGATCGCGGCCGAGAATGAGCAATAATATTCCTGCTCGATTAGAGCGTCGCCAGCCTCTTCGCCAAAGAGCGAATGATATTCAGACCTTTGAATTTCAACGGTTTCAAGGGAAATGGCCCCCGTGTCTTCTACGGTCTTAACCTCAGAGAACCAATCCTTGGGCTTTTTGCGCGCCATCTCCAGCATGGAGTGAGCATGGTTTCGCCCTTCAGGTGTGGTGATGAAAACGGCCCAGCCTTCATTCTCGGCTAAGATCGGGGAAAGATAGCCCCAAGCCCCAGGATGCGCCTTAGCCCATTCAGAGAAAACGATCCCGTTTGGCGTGGTGCCGACTAGGTTTTGATAGTTGTCTGAGCCTATGACCTGCCATGTCGATCCGTTTTTGAAGCGGATAAACATCTCATTGTTTTGCGTGGTCTCTCGCAATTCATGAGGGAAGGCTTCATCGATGCGGCGCTTGCCGGTGTGAGGATTGACCGCTTCCCATATCGCCTTGCGGGCTTGAGAATATTCGGGGAGGCAATGCCAAATGTTGCCTATGCGCTGGTGAGCTGCAATCGCGCTCCAATGCAAGGCCACGTCATCCTTGCCGGCTCGTCTGTGCCAGATCGCAAGAGCGCGTTTTCCGCCGTTTTCGAGACAGTCCCAAAGGTTCCGCTGATATGGACGCGGCATCCACCCACTATGCGGAAGCCTGATTTTCACTGCCAAATCTCACGATTTCAACGGTGAGCTTTCCGCCGTCGGCGTCAGTCAATGCGAGCTTGTCGCCGTAAATCTTGGGAAGAGCTTTGCTGAGAAGCCATTTCCGCGTGTCAACTCTGAGCCGCGCCTTTGCAACGGCCCCAGGGTCTTCGCCAACATCGTCGCCAATATCGTTCATTTCATCGGCCATGTTGTGGTAGCCGATTTCTCTCGCGCGCG